AGAAGCCATTGCAAAAGCAGAAACCGCTCAGCAGCAATACAACGCTTCGCACAACGACTTGGTTAAGCGCCAAGACGAACTCGTGAAAAAGATGATGCCGCGAGAAGAGCTCGGACTGGTAGTAAAGAATTTGGAAGACAAGACGGAGTTATTGAGATCAGACATGTTGGTCGTACGAGATAATCAGATCAAGGGAATGACGAAGGACGAAGTTCTCGCGACCATAAAAATTAACCAACATTGGAATGTCAGCACTCTGATCGGCATCATAGCAATTTGCATATCAATCATGTCTTTCATTTCTCAGCTTATCATGCACTACGCATCGTTAGCCAAATAAGGATTACAATGAAAGCAATTCGAATAGTGTTGTGTGTAAGTTTGCTCATGATGACAAGTTGCAGTAGTTTGGTGTACAGCCCCAAGCCACCGTTGCTGTCTACATTTTCGACCCCATATGTTGCCGACCTTTCATCGCCGACCATGATCAAGGACTTCAACCTCCTTCCTGATGGTCCAGCAAAGATTTCTAGGCGTAACGAGATCGTGTGGGAGATCGTTTATCTGACCGATGCTTCATATCGGACTTACGAGTCAGGCTTCTTTTCAGGACAGGCTTATGTTGGAACGGCGGGTGATATAGCCGTTCTCAGCCTAGACGCCGTCGCCGCTGTCACTGGCACCGCGCATTTGAAAGCTGTTCTAGCCGCAATTAGTGGCGGCGTCACCGGTGCTCGGGCTAGTTACCAAAAGAATTTTTATGACCAAGCAAGTCGCGACAGTATCGTTCAGACGATGCGGGCAAATCGATTGGCACAACTTGCGGTTATAGAGCAGGGGATGCGTTCCGGATCGGGCTACACAATCGAGCAAGCTTTGTTGGACGCCACAGATTACTACGACGCCGGAACGGTTATCGGCGCTCTTATCACCATCAATACTTCAGCCAGCCAGGTTTCCACGCAGGCTCGAAGATCACTAGGGAGAATACAATGAACACAATGACACGTCGTCAAGCGCTACAAACCGGCGGTAAGGGGCTGGCTATCGGTATCACCGGCGCAACCTTAATGAGTATCCAAGGTTGCAATCCGTCAACATGGATCGACATTGCGCTAGCGGATTTGCCCACAGCTAATAAGATGGTTATTTCCATATTGTCCTTTATACAGGGCAGCGGGATGTCAGCGGCTGAGATAGCCAAGATAAACACAATCTCGGACGACATCACGACAGAACTCAACTTGGCGAAGACATTGGTCGTTGAATACCAGGTTTCAGCCAACCAGACACTTCTAACCAAGATCGATGCCGTTCTAGTCTTGGCAGAAAACAATTTCAACGCGATCCTAGCTGGCTTGCACATCACGGATGCTGTTCTAGCGGCTACTGTGTCTGCTGCAATCGGAGTCGCAATCACGGTGATCGTAGCCGTCCAAGCTGCCGTTCCTCCTCCGCCAGCGGCAACCGCAGCACGAAAGTCTCTACAAAAGAACGCTGGTGCAAACGCAGCAGCGACCGCATTCAACTTGGTTGTCAGTGTCCACTATCCTGACAAGTCGATCTAAGTGGTAGACCAGAGAAGGCAATTCTATCGACGTATCATTTCTCCGCGATTCAACTTGTCCTTGTCATTCAATGAGGTCGCCCAGGCTTCGCATGTCGCTATAGCAATGGCGACGGTGGGTATTGCTGACGGAAGGTTTCATACTGTACTCGCTAAACTTATTAGCAGTTCAGTAGTCGTCCTGTTCGCGACAGCAAAGGAATTCTGGTTTGACAAAAACTTCGAAGACCCGATTACTCGCGGCAGTGACTTTCAGGATTGGTCGTACTACATTGTCGGCACAGTAGCGGCATTGATTATGCTATGGGGTAGCAAATGAACTTCAAGAAGACTTTTCTAGGGCTCGCTGCTTTTCTTTTGATGTCATGCGCAGCTTCCGCCCACACAGTCACGCTTACTTTTACTAAGTCCGTAGATGACACCGGCGCAGCGGGCTCCGGCTATACAACGTATCGTATGAACGGCGTATGCCCATCCGATGTTTCCAACACAGTAGGGTTTACAGTGGTGAGTCCTGCTTTGTTTACCGCCACTACGTTTATAGACACTGGAATGCTCCCGGGCACTTATTGCTATGTGATTACTTTCACTAGCGCTACTGCTACCGAAAGTGTTCCGTCTAACCACGTTAATGCAGTTGACAAGAACGCGCCTCCGAACGGTCTAAAGGTGACGAACACAAACTAATGAGGAAAAAGATGAATCCTTCAATCGCTATCGTAAACCAAAGCACCGTGGTTACGGACGCTCAGGTTCAGGATGTTATTGCTGCTCTTAAGACTCAACTGAGCCGAGACTTTGCGCCGATCTGGCGTATCGGAGCCTCGCTGTACTTCTGGCCGAAGACCAAGACGATTCCTGTCGGCATGTGGCAGCTAGTTATATTGGACAACTCTGACCAAGCTGGCGCTCTTGGATATCACGAACTTACTGTGAACGGAGACCCTATCGGCAAAGTTTTTGCGGCTGAGACTATCAGCGCCGGTCTTCAGTGGTCGGTCACATTCAGTCATGAACTTTTGGAGATGCTGGGCGATCCTGACATCAATTTGTCGGCTGAGAACGGCGACAACATTTATTCCTACGAAACTTGCGATGCTTGCGAAGATGACAGTTTCGGGTATGACATAAAGATTGCCAACGGAGCGGTTATCCGTGTGTCAGACTTTGTGTTTCCTGAGTGGTTCAATTCAGCAACCAACAAAACCAAGTTTGACATCAAGGGGCACATCACAAAGCCGTTGCAGCTTTTGATGAACGGCTATATCGGAGTTCTGCAAGTTGGCAGCGGTTGGGTTCAGCTTACAAAGCATTTCTCAGACCATGCTGCTGAAGAGCGGGCTGTTCCTACAGACGGAAGTCGTAGGCAGCGCCGTACTGTGAACAAGTACAACTGGAGACGCAGCACAAAATAATATGAATGATGATGAATACGCAAAGCAGTTGACAGGTCTACTGTTGTTGTTTTTCATGGTAGGGGTTGTCATATTGATCGGCGAGTCTGCCCTAATATACTGGGCACTTAATCCTCTAAGGTGATGAATGATTGTCAACATCAATACCACTTCCGCATCGGATTTCTTGAAGTCGCACTGGGCTGCGATAGCGTCGGCGGGGCTGATTGTGTATCATTACTTTAGCCCGAGTCTTACAAACTATCTTGCGAATCACCCGCACATTTCTTTTTGGACGTTCATTGCGGCTGTTGTGGTAGCATTTTACTCTCAATCACCGATACTCCCAACCCACGCAGCCAGGAAGGCTCCAAAGCCTGTTCCGCCGCCTGAGGACTATGTTAACCGCATGAAAGCTGAAGAGCCTCGGTGTCCAGAGCAGGGCTACGATCCGCTCGCTCCTGCTCCTGACGGATACATAGGCGACTATAAGTATACAATTTTTACTAATTATTGGGAAACGTTGGCACGACGATTTAGTATCACACGGCTCGCAAAGAAAGCTGGATTCACTGGTCAAGATTTGACCACAGCGGTTGAGATAGCCTTCGCTGAGAGCGGCGGTGATCCAAACGCGATAGGCGATTCAGGACACTCTTTCGGCCTGTGGCAGATAGACAGACAGTTCCACCCAGAGTTCAAGACATGGAAGCTGCTAGAGCCGCAGGCTAACGCTTGCGCCGCCTACGCGGTTTACTGTGCTAGGAACAGAACGTTTCAGCCGTGGTCTACCTATAACGACGGCAAGTATCTTGCACGTGCTAGCGATGCTTCAGCCGACGCAAAGATGTTTGGTTAGGAGATTGAAATGCCGTTTGTCAGCAAGGCACAACGCGGATACATGCACGCGAACCCGGAAGTGCTCGGCAAGAAAGCATTGGCCGAGTGGGACCATGCGTCAAAGGACCAACACGTCCCCGATCACGTAAAGGACGGCAAGCCTTCGTATAGTCACGCACGTAAGGCTCGTAAAGACGAGAATTAAAGTTTCGGATTCATTCGGTGGAAGAACTTGTCTCCGTTGGGTCCTGACAAGCGCACGCCGAAATGATACGGCATTTGCTATTCGCGAACAGCAAATCTTACCTAAGCGATTCTAGATCGCCCAGACGGCACATCGAATGAACGGACCCGTTTTATTCAACTAGCGGCTTTATAACCCGCTGGTGGGGAGTGCCTTTAACACTCCCCAATTTCTTTAAAGGAGAAGCCGATGAGAAAAGTACTTGCGGATTTGGCCGGACAAAAGTTCGGAGAACTAGAGGTTTTGAGACGCGGCGAAGACTACATAAGCCGTGGCGGCAGCAGAAGAGACCCGAGATGGATTTGTAAGTGTATTTGCGGAAATGAGATTTCGGTAAGGTCTTCTGATCTAGTGGCGGAAAAATCAAGAAAATGTCGTAGCTGTAGCAAGCTTATTCACGGACAAGCAAGGACGCTAGAGTATAGAACGTGGACAGGCATGAGATATCGTTGTAACACTCCTAGTTCTCAGATATACGAAAACTATGGCGGACGTGGGATTAGAGTTTGTGAAAGATGGGACTTGTTTAAGAATTTTCTACAGGATATGGGGAAGCGCCCCGATGGGATGTCTCTAGACCGTATAGATAATGACGGCCCGTACAGTCCTGAAAATTGTCGCTGGACTGTATCGTCAGTTCAGATGGGCAATCAGAGACGGCGTCGGATAGAAAATTTTTCAGACGAAGTAATTAGGAAAGAATTTGAAAGGCGATTTGCGATTGGTAGTTAGGAGACATTATGGCAGAGAAAACTAAGGGCCACAAGTTCACACACACCCACATTGAACATCACTCTGATGGGTCGCACACAGTTCATCACGTCCACCAAGATGGTCCGGCGCACGATAAAAAGTATGCAGCGGGCGACCACGACTCCCTTATGGATGGAATTATGGACCACACGTCACAAATGAACCCAGGCGAAGCAGTGCCAGGCGCACCGGCACCAGGTGGACCAGCCGCTGCAATGGCCGCACCAGGCGGAGTTCCTGTCCCGCCTCCAGGACAGTAAAATGGCAAAACAACACGCAAGTTTGTATCGTGCAATGCATGGACTCCGAAAGGGTCAACTTCACAAGGCTCTAGGTGTCGATAAAGGGGATACGATCCCAGACGACAAGCTAGACGAAGCTCAGAATTCTGACAACGACCACATTAAGAAAATGGCGAACTTCGCTGCTACGATGAAAGGATTTAAGAAGTAACGCGTCAAAGAATAGAACTGACGCAAGGATACTAAATGCCACTATCAGGACAGGCGAAAGCTGACTACACGTTCGTAGACTACCGTGCGAAAAAGCAGACTAAACTGTGGCCTAAACTTGTCAAGGGCGAAGTTGAGGGCCTCGATCTTTCCACAGTAGACCCCGAGGTCCTTAGCTGCTGTCTTGAGGGTAAGTATTTCCGTGGCGAAGGCCACGTGAGTCCGTCAGATGGCACCGGCGCTTCGAAGACTCCGATGGAAGAGTTGTGGTATCTGTACATTGGCGTAGAGAATATATCGGAAGAAGATGAGAATCGCGGCAAGGAAAAGAAGACAAAGAAGACAAAGCACCAGTCTGTCGATCCCATAAAGGCTCGCAGGGTGGTGTACACCCTGGTTCGTGATAAGACCGGAAAGCCAATAGACAACGAGTTCACGTACGGCGTTCACTTTCATGATGACGGCTACCTGGACTTCCAGTCCTGGCTGTACGCACGGGATCAGGCTCGAAAAGATTTACTGTGGCTAAACCAGGAAGTGCTCGGCAACACCTTAGTAATCGAGCGAGTTCACCAGGTCGTCTGCGATCAGTTCGTATCAAAGAATTTCGACGGGGTTTTCTACCCCAAGTATGGAATTGAGGAAGTAACTGCCGCTATGAGGCGGCAATCGCGTATACCTACAAAGTGGAATCCGGATATAAGGAATTATGATCCGAGAACTCCTCACGATGTTGAGGACCCGCTCAACTATTCTAAGATATCCTTAACGCAAGACCCGCGTGACTTCTTTAAGTCCACTATCGGTCGTGCCGACGCCATTCAGTGGATGTTGGCAGTTCCGGATGTCACCATGATTATTCTTTGCGCGGACAACGACCTCGCAGATATATTCGTGAATGAAATCAAGCTCAACTTTTTCTTAGGCGCAGGGGCTGCTCCGACCGCGCTTCACTTACTATTCCCAGAATACATTCTTCGTGGGGTCAAGGGAACGTCTAACGAGCCTATCGAATCTCCGGCTCGTAGAATGGTTAGACCGTATCCTACGCTTCGTTCAAAGTCTATCGAATCAACTTTGTCAGGTCAGCATTGCGATGTACTCAAGTTCGATGACGTTGTGTCAAACACGAACAACCGAACCGATGTAACACGCAAGAGTTTGCAGAAGCATATCAACCTTACGATGTCTGTGTGCGACTCATGGGGCTGGGTAGACATGATCGGCACCCGGTACTACCCGGATGACTACTACGGATTCCGCATAGATAAACTCAAAGAAGACCCGGACAATTTTGAACTCAAACTGTTCGTAAGAGCCGCATGGGTTGTAAAGCCGGAATTTGAGCACATCGGAAACAAGAAAGTAAAAGAACTGAAACAGCACATGGTTGATCTGACTTTCCCGGAGCACGCAACTTGGAAGTTTTTGCAGGGGAAGCTTATTGACGAGTACGAGTTCCGTTGCCAGTATTTGAATGAACCTGTATGGGGTGAAAATGCAATCAACATGCCTATGGAACTCCTCCTAGCGCATCAGATGAGTCCCGTCGAAGCCAAGTTGCTGAAGGGTGACATTTACATTCTCGGTGACATGGCGAAAGAGGCTAAGACTAATTCAGACTGGTCTACGTTCGGCGCAGTCAAGGTCTACAGAAAGAGGAACCCGGATACCGGAGTTCAAGACGGCGTAGTCTCAGCAGTAGTTCTTGAGATCGTTTACGGGAAGTGGTCGCAAACGTCGATAGCCCAAGAGATGGCTCAGCTTAACCAGAGATGGATGCCAATTCGTATTCACGTAGAAGATACAGGCGGTCTGGAGTCCTTTTGGATGTACGCCGTTAAAGAAGCGTTCGATAAGCTGGGGCTACCTCGTTATCACATATATCGGGCACCCGTAATGCAGGGCTATGACGCGAAGAGAAATCGTGTTCAAGGGCTCGAAGTTCTACTTAAGTCATACAGGATGTACTTTGCAATGGGACCTTGGAACAATGAGGCTTTTCTACAGTTGAGTCAATACACTGGAGCTAAGAGCACTCGTTCTAAGAAAGATGATATCCCAGACATGCTTTCGTTTATTAGCGGGTATCTTCCCAGCAGTACACCGAAGACTCCCGAGCAACAGAAGCTAGACGTAGATCAACAGGAAAAGGAAATGGGCCAGAGGATGCTGCTAGCGCAACACGAAGCAATGTTCGGTAGAGCCCAAGTCCGAGAATTTGCTCCCCCAAATCCAGAGTTAGAACCGCAGAATAGCAGTATAGCAAGACGACTTTTTGGTAACAATGGCTTAAGAGGATAACATGACGGAACCGCTTAACAAGCATGCGGCTGATACGGTCCAGCGGATCGCAGTCGAGGCTGTGGGTGATATTACGTCAAAGAACATGCATAAGGACTCCGAAACCGGGGCCTACATGTTTGATGATGAGTCAGCACTTAATTTAGTTGTAAACGATGCTGCTCGCGCCGACCAGTACATCAACACCAATTCTTGGGCGGCAGTCTGGACAGAGTCAGACCTTATTTTGCAGAGCCCGCGACAGTCTAGCGCGTTTGACGGCGGGGTAGCTCAGGCGAATGTTCCGAAGTTTACTCTATCGAACCACTTGAGTTCAATTGTGCCTAAGATTGTTGAGGGACTGTTCTACGAGGACCCTCCGTTTTTGCTACGCCCGCGTCCGGGCACAAAAACGGAAATAACTCGTGCCAAGACTGCGTTGTTTTCCGCGCAGCTATGGGACATGAAGTTCAAGGTTCAGGTTGAGCGTGGCGCAACACAAATGGCTCTATTCGGCACCACAATCTTCAAGTGGGGCTTTCTTGAGCGCGATGAGAAGATTAAGACGTATCGTCGCAAGGCAGACCCAGTGAAGTTAAATACTGTGGCGGCGTCTGCCCCTATCGACACCCCAGATTCAGACGAGCACGAACAGTTTATTGATACGCAGAAGGAATCACGTCCGTGGATTAAGTTCTGCGACATTCGTACAGTCTTGGTTGACCCAGGGTGCCGAGTCGGCGATATTCGAGAAGCAAAGTGGGTAATCTATCGAGACTACGCGACATTTGATGACCTAAATAGTCTTCGTCCACTTCCAGGGTACAACATTGTAAGTGAGGACGATCTAAAAGCATTTTTCCTACTCGGACCAACCGTAAAGTCAGATAACTCTACAATGACTATTCCGGAAGGTATGCGTGGCTACTTGCAGCATGCGCTTCCGCGTAGCTACAAGTCTAGTTCCGACCCGTTGGATTCTCCGATGGAGATTCTTGAGCGTTGGGATAAAGATAAAGTCATTGTGGTGTTGGCGTTCAACGGCATGAATATCATCATAAGAAATGAGCCGAATCCATACGGAGTGACTCCGTTCTTCAGCGCAAACTGGAGAGACCTTCCCGATTCTTTCTACGGCCAGGGGTTAGGCCAGCTAATAGGAAGCGAACAAATCGTCGAACAAGGAATAACGAATCTAGCACTTGATCTACTTGCATACGGCTTGCAGCCTACCGCCGTACGTAAGAAGGGCTTCAACGTTCCAACATCAATGACCCGCTGGAAGCAGGGCGGAATTATCGACGTAGATGACGACGTTGAGAAGGCATTTAAGTTCCTGACGATGCCACCTGTACCTTCGGAAGCCTGGCAGTTCTTGCAGCAAGCCAGAGCCGCAGCGCAGGAGACATCAGGAGCGAACGAGCAGGTTGGACTAGGCGCTGGAGCGCCCGGAGTCAAGACAACTGGAATGCGCTCAGGTACCGGGGCAGCGGGAGTTATTCAAGCTAACGCATCTCGCTTAGACGGTCCTAGCGGTCACTTGGTAGAACAGGTATTCGTGCCGTGGCTCTACCAGATGGATGATTTGAACAATGACTTGTTGTCAACATCAGTTCTCCGCCGTGTTCTAGGCGAAGAGATGGGGACAAAGTATTTGGGTGATCACATTGAGTTTCGTAATGCGAAATTCGAATATGAAGTTCTCGCGGGAGCGCACTTGGGTGCAAAGAAGGAAATGGCCCAGGCTCTACCAGTCATAATTCAGTTGTTGAACAACCCAACGTTCCAGAAGTCAGTCAACGACGCTCACTATCAGTTCGACGCGGTCGCGGTTTTTAAGGCGTTTACGGACGCCGCAGGTTGGAAGTTCAGTCAAGAATTCCTACGTCCGATGACCGACGACGAAGTTCAAAAGTACGAAGCAAATTCTCCGTCAGCTATGCAGGCAGCGCAAGCAAAGGCGCAACAGAATATGCAGACACAGAAGTTCCAGCAGCAACAGCAGCTTGAGGATCAGAAGACCTTAGGCAAGGCCGGAGCGGAAGCTCTACGTGCAGCAACCGAGCACAGCCTGAACCTAGAAACCATGGGCCAAACGTCGGACAATCCTGAGTCATTCGGCTCAGAAACTACAGCATAAAGGAATAAACAATGCCTCCAATTCCGTTGTTAGCAGGAGAACTAACTCAAACACAGCAGTTATCTTTAGCTGCTCTTTCAAACCAGCCCGGATATGCCGTGCTGGAGTTGCTGTTTACCGAATCAATAAAACGCGCACAAGAAGATATCACCAGGATAAACCCTGAGGTGGAAGGTTACGAGCGAAAGCTTAAAGCCGCTCATCAGAAGCTTCGAGAACGCACAGAGTTTGCTTTTCTTATCTTGCACACTGTCCAGTGGCAGACTCAACCTGCATTTGTGACGCCAGAACCTGAGAAAATAGAAGTACCGGAAGTCAATCGAATCGTCAAACCTCTCGTCAAAAGGACGGAATAATTATGGTAACCCAAGGACTGACTCCCTCAGCGGTCACGTTTGAAGAAATTAAGCGTTGGACCTCTGCGGAAATGAAAGACCAGTTGCGCCGGTCAGATGAAATGAGACAAGCGATCTACAAGATTATTCAGTCTAAGTCTGAGGCTGATGTCCTAGCGGCACAGGCGCAGATAGACGCTAACCAGCCCGCTCCGGTAGAAGAACCTGTTCCGGAAGTTCTTTCGCCCGAGCCTGTTCCGATAGCAGAAGTTCCCGTAGGAGACTCAGTCGAGATAGACCTGCAATTTGCGGAAAGAGAAGCGGCAGCAGCAGCGGAAGTAGAAGCAGCACGCGTAGCAGTAGCGACGTTGGCGCATGAAGCAGACGTAGCACGAGAAGCGGCGCAGGCAGAAGAAACAGCCGCACTCGCAGCGGCTGGTATCACGGCTCAACGCGACCAGCACGGCAACATATCAAAGCTGGTTCAGGACTACCAGGTTCTCGATGACAACAAAAACCCCATCGGCAGGCCAACGCACCTAGAAGCTCGTGGATGGCCAGAGCTAGCTGCCAAGCAGAAGGAAGCTCATAGTCAGGCGACCCGAGCGTTCAATCGTTTGAAGAATCAAAAGGTAACATTTAAGGAACAAGTTGTCGAGCGCCCTACGTCGAAGTTCTCCGACCAAGAGTTGCTCGAAGCCATGAAGGATTTGAAGAGTGACGATCCGACTAAGCAGCTTGAAGCTGTTCGGAAGGTCGGACAGGCGGATAGGGATCGATATTCGGCGGAGAGGGACGCGAAAGATGCCGAAGCTGTTGAATTCCGTCGCCAGGAAGACGTAAGTCGTAGGTTCTTGGTCCGTCACAAAGACGATTTTTACAATTGTCAAGCAAACATTAAGTCGCTCGGAGATTACTTCCAGGAAAATCAGTTAGCCTGGACAGACGACAATCTTGATATCGCATTTCATGCATTGGAATCAGAGTTGGCTCCTGTTGAGAGACCAACCGCTTTTACACCCCCGGCTAATCCCGTCAAGGTAGAAGAGAAGGTTACAACACAAGTAGCGCCAGTGGTGCAACCACCAGCGCCTGCTCCGGCACAAGCACCGACTCCGGTTAATCCGGTAGTTGCTGCTCCTCGACCGGGAGTAAACGGCGGCATTGAGCCGGGAAGTATGTCTTCTCCCCGACCCGCGCCAACAAAGCCGAAATTACTCGGAGTGGAAGAAGTTAATAGTTGGGACGCTGCAACGATGAGAGCAAAAATGCGTGATCCTAAAATGCGCCCTCAAATTGAGGCATTCATCGCGGCACGTAACAAACAACGAACCTAATCCACAAGCCCGCGTAAGCGGAGACAGGCACTCGCAAGCCGCTTGTAAGAGGATACAACTATGGCAGGAAGCCCGAACCCGTCTGGAGCAAACGTCGGAAATGTGTTGACGGCACAAAGCATTCTTTTCGACAAAGAACTAATCCCAAGCCTCAAGGGAGAGACCGACGCATTCCTTTCAGCAGCAGAACGTAAAGTTCAGCCGTTGAACAGCGGAATCAACCGTCAGTTCTTCCAGTACAACACCTTGGTTGGAGACACAACCCAGCGTGGTGATGGAGTTATCGGATCACCCGAGTTCGTCGGGCAGATCAGCAGCCCGGCTCAGGTGGGTGAATATTTAATTCTGTTCACCTAAAACTTAACTATATCAAATTACATCTCGCTGTGCTATAGTGTTATAAGAGCGCAATGAGACGAGTTTGAGGAAACCTTATGCAAAAGAAAGCATGGCCGTATATGGCTGGAATAATGGATTCAGAAGGATCAATCAGTCTTTCTATCAGCAGAAAAAGTTCGGGTTATGAAGGGTTTAATTTAATGCTTCAAGCCACGAATACAGATAGGAAACTGATTGATTGGATTGTTTCTAATTTCGGCGGGAGCATGTGTGCCGAAATAAAAAAGAATAGTTTTGCTCCGGGCTCGAAGATATTTCGGTGGGTTATGTACGGTGCCGAAAATCAAGAGGCGTTTTTATTGGGTCTTCTCCCATACTTAGTTATTAAGAAAGAACAGGCTTTAGTAGGTTTAGACTTTCTTAGATTAGGACGAGGAGACAACACAAGACGACGCGAGTTGTGGGATAAAGTGAAGAGGCTTAATCAAGAGCCTGTTCCGGTTCCCGATGTTTTTTCTAAATCAAAGAAGCGTGCCGAGTACGCCGCCGGGTATTTAGATGGAGACGGCAGTATTTGTGGTACGTATCATCGGGGACTGAATATTTCGATTGTCAGCACGGATTTTGTTGTTATTAAGTGGCTGATGGCGAATTACGGCGGGCGATTTCATGCCCGTCAAAGAAATCCCAAACACAAACTAATTTATCAGTGGTTTGTTTCCGGCAGCAAGAACAAAGAAAAATTCTTACTCGATGTTATTCCGCATTTGCTTTTGAAGCGGGATAGAGCTAAGATGCTTCTAGAAATAATTCGTCTTCGACAACAAGATTTATTCGGTAGGGATGCAGAAATCTCCCACCGCATATTTCAGTTGAATGAGAAGATCAGAAGTCTGAACTCAGGTGAGGATTCCGCAACGACTGACACGCTAAGCGTTTCCGAGAAATCGGAAATAAAGACACAGTCTGGACTTGCTGGTGACAGCAAGAGTGCTTTTGTGGAGACACAAGAAGCCATTAACTAATCAGGAATAATTACAGCAACTTCAGTAGCTTTGTTATTGCCGCAGCATTGGACGATCTCGTTGGAAACAGCGCAATCGAACTTGCTTACCAGGCAGGCCAGAGCATCTCTGAGTTGTACAGTGCAGTCTGTGACGCAGCGGGCGCAAGCACCGTTGACACACAGGTTAACCAGAGCAACTTGCTAAGTACTCCGTACACCCTAGATTTGGGAACAATCCGTGAAATGAAGCAGCAGCTTGTTTCAAAGAACGTATTGCCGAATCGTGGTGGTAAGTACGCAGGAGTTGTTTCTCCGAACGTGTTGGGCGACATCTTCAATGCTACGACTGTGAACAACAGTATCGTGGACTTGTGGAAGTTGGGCAACATCGATAAGTTCGATAAGATGGCTGGCTCTGACCAGAAGCAGGACATTGAACTGCCGGGCACAAACATCGTGCTTCGTCAGACTCCGTTCGTGACCACAACCGCAAACTACCAGGGAACTGGCAAGATTGCTTACCGTACATACGTGTTCGGTAATTATGCTCTAATCGGCGTTTGGTTGGAAGTTGGTGGCGACACCGACTTGCACGACGGCGACTGGCGTACAATCGACTGTTCAGTTGTGGACAACGCTCCTAAGAGCAGCTTTGACCCGACCGGAACAATCGGTGGTTGGTGCAGTTATAAATTTCATCAAACTGTAAGTCTTCCTCCTGCACGTGGAGTGAACACGCAGAGGATGAGATTTATCGACAGCGTCCCAGCAATTCAGTAAATTAACCCTTGACATGGGTTGCAACCTGTGTTAAGATAGGGTGGGAAGGTATGCCTCAAACATACCTTCCTTACCCGTTCTTTTGAGGAGAACAAAAATGGAATCCGAAAAGCAAAGACTTCGTCATAACGGTTTTACTCGTAGTTGGTATCGTCGTAATCGCCGATATAAGCTAGAGCAAAACAAGAAATG